AAACGATTATGAAATTTAAAAAAAGAATAGCAATAAGACCAGCATATGATAAACGTGATTCTAATCCAAAGAAAAATTATGGAATTCATGGATGTGATATGCTTTTTACATTAATTGGTGAAAAAGGAGCAGTTACATTTTTGATTTATACAAGTTGGCATTTATCACATGTAAGACAAGAATTTGAAGGAAGGATGGATCATACTTTTTGTAATCCTATACCAGCTGATATTGGGTATCATTCTTATCATCCAATGTATGAAGGACATGAGCCACGCGAGAAAGTTTGTGAATATATAGGTGTTCCATGTTATACAGATGGTTCATCATTTTATGCTGAAAATTTCTATAATGAGCTAGTAGAAAAAGGCTCAAAAGGTTTATGGAGAAAAATGATACGATATTATAAAGAAAGATTTGAGAGTAAAAATGAACAAACGACAAGCTAAGTTTATCATGCAACTGCCAGATGGCTACGAATGGGAGTTTCTGAATGATGGTAAATATCTTGCCGGATATTCTGGACATAATATTTTGCTTTATGAGATTGTAGGTGAAGAATTAATTCAACGTGAAGTTACAATGGAAGGGATGAACTATGAGTCTACCAAAAAGAGGCCACAAAATGAGTAACGATGAACGAATAGCAGGATTGGAAATAACGATCAAACATATTGACAAAGGTTTAATGAGTGTCGTTGATGAGATGAAACGAAATGCGTACAATCTTGATTTACGATTAGATGATATGACTACGAAAATAAATAAACGTATTGATGATAATTTTAATTTATTACATTCAGGATTAAAGGATATTAATAACCGTCTATGGACTAACTTTACATTTACATTAGGCGTATGTGCCGCAGTCTTTGCAATTATGGCTCATGGTTTTCATTGGTTCTAAGGAAATAGTAATGAGTAATAAATATCCTGATGGACAATTAAACGAAAATGATCGTGGTTCTTTAGCCATTGAACTATTAGTCAAAGATGACCGTTTAGTTATTAATTTTATGAAGTCAGTTATATGGATTGGTTTCGATAGAGAAGCAGCAATAAGATTTGGAGAAAAGATTGTAGAGATCGCAAAAACAATCAATGCACATTAGAGAGTAAAAACATGGAGTGGTATGTTACAGGATATGACAAGGGAGCAGTTTGAGTATATACATTCAAGATTGGATAAGTGTAAATGTAAATGGATAGGTGATAGAGTCATTTGCAGATGGTGTAACACTGAAACATCGAAACGCGGATATGATATTTATTACAGCGCAATCTCATGGATGAGGTTAGGCAAAGATGGAAGACCCAAAAGCCGATAGCTTAATCGCTATGTTTGTTTTTTATAGTTATTCATCGGGCGTCCAAGCCAAGCTTGCATTCAGCAAAGAATTTAAGCATTGTAATATCATCACCTACGATGGCCGAGACTGGATTGTGCTGGATTTTGACCGGACTGGTTTAATCGCTCGCACGATCCATTGCAAAGGCGCAGACTCTCTGCTTAAAACTTTGCCTATCATTAAAGAAGTGACAGCAATTGTTACAGTCGATATTATAGATCGAGCCAAATATGTATGGTCGCCATGGTGGGTGAGATCATGCAATGAAATTTGCCGATATAGATCAGGCATTGATCTTGGCTTTACGTTCAACCCTGTTCACCTGTATTATAAATTGTTGAAGGAACGCTATAGACGGAACTACAGGATTTTAGCGCATTGGAGGCGTGATCATGGGAATATTCGGAAATGATGATAGCAGCGAAGAGTCACCTCAAGCTGAAGCTATTAATGAGCAAATCAGAACAAACGCCGCAGAGTTAGAAACCAAAAAACAAAATCTATATCAAACGCGCCTTGATATTATCAAGGGTGAGGGCGCGCAGACGTGGACGCCTAACACAAACAGCCTTGTACCGCCAAGATCACCAACACAAAGGACTGGCATTTTTAATTCATTTAGATAGTTAGATAACCAACCAAGGATGGTGGTATCACATGGAAGATTTACAAAAGCTTTATCGTCGTTTTTGGGAAGCCCGTCAATACAAGGATCGATGGCTTGCACTTTACAAGGACTTATATTTCTATGTTATTCCTGATCGAGATGCTTTTAATGTCAAGTTTAACTATCGGGATGACGGAAAACCCGTCACGCAGCAAATTTGGGACAACACGGCTATGCTGGCCGCTTATCAACGAGCTAACGATTTGCATGGACTCCTCTTGCCTAAAGATCGCGTCTGGGGAAAAATGGTTCTTGACCCGCACTTATACTCTCAAGAGCTAATTGATAAAGCTCAAACTACAATGGATGAAATCAATGACAGAATATTCTATTATCTTAACGAGTCTAACCTCAGCCGTGTTGTTAGTAGCAGCAATTTGGATCTTGTGGGCGGGACAGGAGCCATCTGGGTTGAATCACAATCAGACGAAGTGCCTTTATATTACCGGTCTATTCCTGCTGTTGCTTTGTATATTGAATATAGCACAGATGATGTAATTAATACTTGCTGGTTCGCTCAGAAGATGACAGCACGATCTATCATCGAAACATATCCAAACTATAGTGGAAAATTGAAAGCCACATTGATGGAAGAGCCAGACGAAATTTTTACGGTTAACTTTGGACAGATTAAATATACGGAAGATAGTTTTTATATTTATGCTGTGATGGATGATGATCCAGAGAAATTATTATTTGAACGTGAAAGCACCTATCAGCAAATCATAGTCTATCGAGATCGTGTTAGACCGGGTGAAGCGGAAGGTCGTGGTATTGGTACTGATATGTTGCCAACCATTAAAGACTTAAATTTAATGGTCTCATACAGCCGCGCTAACATGGCATTTAAAGCTAACCCTCCGATGTTCTACGATGCAGGATCATACTTTAATCCTTATTCTGTAAGGCAGTGGTCAGGCGCTATGATTGCTCGAAGCCCGGGCGGTCGAAATCCATTAGAAGCATTAGAGATGCCAACGCATCCTGATGTGCTAGAACATATCTTGCATCTACAGGAAGCCATTCAGAAAGGTTTTCAGGTTGATCCGCTCGGTGAAATACAATCACCTGTACGCAGCGCAACAGAAGTTTCGATCCGAGAAAATAGGGCGCAACGTACAAGTGCAACAGATATTAGCAGATTGATAAACGAACAGCCTAAACAAATATTTGATGTGGCCGCTAAGATTTTAAATGAGCGTGGATTACTGATCAAGAAGCGTCAATCAATACCCGGATTTTCTACAAAGAAATTACGCTTTGATTATGTTTCACCTTTGTATGATATCCAGAACCAGCAAGATTTGAATCACTTCATCACTAATATGCAGATCAAGCAACAATTCTTTGGTCAAGGTGCAGCACTTGCAACCGCAAACATATTTGAGATCAATAAATTCTTAACAGATAAATTAAATTTACAAAGAAAATTATTCTCAAGTGATGATGAGTTGAGACAATTCTTAAAACAAATGATGCAGTCAAATGCAGCGCAGCAATTACCACCACCTAAACCTACAACGGCAGCCGGTGCAGTTAAATTCCCTGAACAACCACAGGTAACTATATAAGATGATAGATGAATTATTATCAATTCAGAAAATTACTCGACAAGATTATTTAATCTTTTCAATCTTCGAGTGTACAGAGCATGGACGCGAGCTTTTAAACAAGATGTTACAAGATACCTATATGGAAGAACCCCACGCTATGGATAGCGGTGGTATCGAGCTTGCGTTTATTGATGGGCGGCGATCTTGGTTTAGGGATGTTCTAAGGTCGCTTAATTTTACAAAACAAAAACTTAAGGATGAAAATAATGACGGATCAAAACCAGAACCAAAACAATGGCGATCAGAATGATGTTAAGTTATATGCGGGAAAATTCAAAACAGTAGAGGAGTTGGAGGCTGGCTACAAAAACTCTCTGCCTACTTTTCAGGAAAACGAAACACTTAAAAAACAATTAGACGAAGTGACAAAGGTTCCAGATACCTACATGAACCCGGCCGACGTTCAGATAGAAGCAAATCGTGTAACCGATATTCAAGCTCGCGCCAAAGAGACAGGCATGACTCAGGCGCAGTATGAAAAGTTTTTACGTGGTGATAAGGCGCGTACTGAAAAACACCAACAAGCTTTTGATGCAGCTAAAAAAGAAGTGGGTGAGGAAACGATTAATATCCTTCAGGATTATGTGAATAAAAATTATCCTAAAGAAATTGCTGACAATATGGTGCGCACTTTTATTGCCAATAAAGATGCAAGACAGGCAGCATTGAATCATCGTGATAAATTATTGAGCAATCAAGTGCCGGGCATGAACAATGTTAGCGCGGGTGGCGGTTATACCGTGACACAGGAAGATGTGAACAAAGCTTATGCAGCAAAAGAAAATAGAAACTCTGATCCAAGGAATAGAGAAAAAGCCAGACAGCATTATATGAATTTGATTGCGGCACAGGCAGCACAGAAAGCGGGTTAGGAAGAAACCTAGTATCTATAGATATCAAGTTTAAGTTGGTATCTATAGATATCAACAACTGCGGAAAATCCGCATCAGTATAGCAGTGAGTGCGGAGTTAGGCGTCAGCTAGCTGACGCGGTATATAACTCCCCATTGACGTAGTGAATAAATAAGCAGTATGATAAATCATCTTAATGACAGCCCGCTCCCTGCGATAACCTTGACTTAAGATCACAGATAATGTCAGCCGGTCTCCGACCATAACCTGATAGTTAATCAACGATGTTCCACATAGAACAATGTGGGGCTTTTTTGAACACTATCAGGAGATGTCAGGATGACTAACCAGATTAATTTAAATACAGCGTCACAACTATTTGACACTGAAGTAACCATAAAGTTTCAAAATCATCAATTCTTAATGAACACGATTGAGGAACGTCACGGTACAACCGGCGACGCGACCAACGTACCTGTTTCCGATATCATCGAAATGGAGCAACAGACTTTTGCCCCCGTTGATATCCCTGTAACACCCGTCAATCCAACTAACGTAATGATCGTGCCTTTCAACTACGCGTTGAAAACTGTCATTGGTGGTGGTGAGAAAACATTATTTGCCTATGACAAGATCGTAGATCATGCGAAGCTGCACGCGAAAGCGGCTGGCCGTATGTGTGACTATATTAAGATCAATTCATTATTCACCTATTCTGGATTTAGTAGCATCTTCACTGTACCTGTCACAACCGGCGTTAATACCGGTATGAACGAGGGCAAGATGGCGGCTGCATTATCCTACCTTGAAGATCAAGGTGTTGATGTAATGAATCATGCTTGTTCATTGTGGCTTGCAGCAATTGCAAAATCATCTATGTTGAATGATGACCGCGTTGTCTCTTTGTTCTATAACGACCGTCGTCCTTTAGTAGATAACCAGTTAGTGTCCTATTTAGGCGTAGATATTCGCACTTTAGGTAGCAACGGTATCAATACGATTCCTTTCACAACGTCAGGTAGCACTAATACATACCTCACGCCTTTAGTGAATAAGGAAGCCATGGTACAAATCTTTAACCGTGACGTATCAACCTCTATCACTTGGGTTCCCCAAAATGATAGATGGGAATTACTCACTGTTATGACCTCTGGCGCACAGGTTGTCCAAGCCAATGGTATTGCATTGCTTACCACTAATAACCCATTTGTTGCGAATTAATCACGGAGGATTAATCAATGAGTAATTTTTCTACGTTAGCGTTAATTGACGGCACTTTAAACGGCACAGCACCTTGCCGATTTTTAGGTGCAACACCTGATTCCTTTGCCACAATGACTGCGGCAGGATATCTGAATGACATTGCCAAGAAAATTAAGACCAATGACGTTTTTGATGTGAACTATCTTGATACAAGCACATTCCCTTTAAATGTTGGGGAAGCGGCTTTATTTGCATCATTTGTAGTTCAATATGATCCAACCTTAAGTAACTGGAATTTAGTACCCCGCTCTGCGGTAGTACCTAATATCAGCGCTTACGGTGTTGAATCTTCAGTTTTAGTAGGTAGCAGTGCCTCCGCTACATTTACTATTAATGATCCTTCAATCACACCGAATAGTGTAGTGTTTGCACGATTCCAATTGAGCGTAACCTCAGCAAGAATAGAAACCGTAACGCCCGGTAACGGAACTTTGGCAATTACTGCCTCAGCCGCACCCGGTGCATATACGCTTGAGTATATTTCTATTCTGCCATCAGTCGCATTGCAAAATGCGGGTGTGGTCGCGGCTAAAGCGTCAGTCGCCGGTGCCTCTGCAACTGTTGTTATTTCCAATCCGTTAATCACGGCGTCCAGTATTGTGAACGTAAACTGCGTAAGTCAAACAAACGCATCTTATGTTTTAACAGCAATAGCTGCCGCTGGTACTTTAACGATTGTATTTAATACAGCACCGGGTGCGTCCGTCATTGCATATAGTGCTGTCACTCCATCGAGTGCATTAACTGCATTGGGTTTATATGGTGCGTCTTATGCCAATGCTGGCGGTTCTGCAACCATTACAATTACTGATGCAAATATCACAGCATCCAGTGTTGTCATTGCTGGATTCGCATCCGAAGCTAATACTGCATCGATTTACAAGGTCACACCTTCTGCTGGAACATTAACCATTCTAGCGAGTGCTGATCCCGGCGTATCTGTTGTGAACTATATTGCAACTCCCGCTGCCGAACAAGGAAGCGCTTATCTGCCATTAGCAGGCGGTCAGATGACAGGCGAAGTCTCCTTGGTAAAAGGTGTTGCTACATTCTCAACGAATGCTGCGACCCTGAATGCGCAGGCTGGTGTTGTCACAACGGCATCGTTAACCACTGCAAGTGGATCATCCGCAACAGCACAAGTATTGACTAACTCTTATGTCAATGCTAACTCTGTATGCGTCTGCTCACTCGCGGGCGGTACGAATACAACGCTTGGTGTCTCGGTAAGCGCAGTCTGTACAGCAGGAACCATTACCTTCTCAATCTTCAACAATGGTATTGCAGCAGCGGCGTTAAACGGTACGGTAGCAATTGCATTCGCTGTACTTTAATAAGTTTTGGGGGGAAGTCATGTCTCCCCCCCCTTTTTTTGAGGGGTAGCTATGGCTGACTTATTAGACCTGACCAATCGTGCGCTCTCAGAATTAGGCCAATTACCGGTACAGGTATTGGGTGATACTCCGAACGCCATCATTTTGCAGAATAAGATTCTTGAATTAGCGCCTGAAGTTTTACAGGACTATAACTGGAATTTTGCTGTGGTCTATGTTGCAAACTATTCGCCTGAAACGACTAATTATAGTCCAGATTATTCCTATTCCTATCAGCTTCCGGGTGACTATGGAAAGTTTTTTAAATGGGCGACTACCGGTGCGCAATGGCCTATCTATGCAATCATAGATGGTATGTTGCTCGCAAATACGCTTCCAGTACAATATTACTACATTAGAAATGATGTACCTTTTCAATATTGGCCTCCCTTGGTCGCAAGAGCCTTGGTGCTTTATGCGGCTGCTAAGTCGGCACCTACTGTTACAAATAATATTAAATTGGCTGAATATCTTTATAAAGAATATGAATTGGCGCGTGTTAAAGCAATTTTGCAAAACGATATGGAGCGCTCCGTACAAAGCACACCATACAACGATTTCGACCGTATCACGTTTGTTTAGATAAATATTTTATTGCTGATTTTAAAATTATAATTGAGTCATTTAATAACCCTATTGCCATATTACAACGGCTACATAATAGTCCACGAATAATATTATTTTGATGGCAGTGATCTACCGCTAATTTTTTTATTGATTGTAAGCGAGGATCATAAGCAGATTCAGATTGAAAGCAGATTGCACAGACATTATTTTGTTTCAATAAAAAAGTATTATATTGTAACAGAGTAATGCCATGTTTTTTCTTTAACTTTCTCTCTTGGTTTTTTTCAGGATGATTTTTATTATAGTTTTGTAAATATAAACTTTTTTTCTTTTTAAATTTATAATAAGACTTTAAAGATGCAGCATTTGAACAATATCTACACACAGTATGTGGTTTATGGTGGGGTTTTTTAGGTTTTCCAAAATGTACGAATTTTTTTGTTAGTTCACCATGTTTTTTGCATATTTTGATTATATCGTTCATATTCACTCCTCTGGTGTCACCTCAAAGATTAGACAAAACCAGATTAATTGAGGTAATTAACTTTTCGGGAGCTACCCTAGGTTTTGAGGGTGGAAATGCTATACTAGACAGACATTTAATGCAAGGACGCATTATGACCGAGAAAATGACTCGTCTTACAATATTCTCCACGGGCGAGGTGGATATTACGACGTGGAAACGCACTGATGTAAATGAGTATTTGTCGGCTGCACAATCTTTATTAAACATGGAAGTAGGAACCACTGGTCTTACGAAAAAAAGGCCGGGTACGTCAGTGTTATTGAATGCCTCTCCTTATGCGAAATTTAATTCTCGAATGTATGATTTTGTTGATCAATTTGGCATTCATTATTTATTAATGTCATCGAGTGGCTTTTTCTATGTGTTTGGTGCGCCAACTGAGGAGACTCAAGTTATCACTAATACAGGTGCCGATGTTGTTACTGGATATGGTACAAATGTTGTCATAAATTCAAATAATTTATTATTCGTTCAAGCAATACCTACACCTTATTTAAGCGGTGATTTAGCAGCAATAGATTATACGCAAGATAATGATGTTTTTATTCTTTCACATCCTAGTTATCCACCAGCACGCATTTATATCAGTCAATATAATGGCTCAAGTCCTCCCACTTTTGCTTATATGCCACTTAATATTTATCCATTACCTTCCTACGATTTTAATACGATCAACTATAATAATTTTACGGTGGCGCTCAGTGTTACTAATAATATTCTTACTTTTCAGTTTACCGGTCTTGGCAGTGATCCGGGATTTACCTCAGCGTGGATTGGCGGAGAAATTATTGGTGGAGGCGCTACAGACATTGATCCTGTGGGCTATGCTATTATTACTAACGTCTCATATTCTGGCGGCACTACCACATTTACTGCAACCGTCCAGATTCCCTTTCAAACTTCAGGCTACGCTACAATAGGCTCGCAATATTCTGTGCGGCAACCAGTGTGGAGTGCAGCATTGGGTTATCCTGCGAAGACTGTTTTTTATCAAAGCCGTTTATGGTTTGCTAATACGCCTCAATTGAGTAACGGTATCTTTGGATCGAAAGTTAATAATCCAGTGAACTTTGATGTGGGTACAGGCCGTGATACAGATGCAATTGTTTATATCATTGGTCAAACTAATTCAGGTGCGATTCTTTGGATGAATGGTGGAAAGCAATTAGAAGTTTATTGTCAGAATTTAGAATTTGCATGTCCTCAGAATGAAAATGTTGCATTGACGCCTACGACTTTTGCAATCAGGCAGCAATCTGCCTATGGATCATCACCCTTATTAAAGCCGCTCACATATATTAATGATTCCTACTATGCGACAAAAACAGGAAAGGCATTCGTGAACTTCCATTTTAATGGCATAGGATTGACCTATACATCGAGTAATATCAGTGCTGCATCTTCGCATTTGGTAAAAAATCCAAGCAATAGGGCGCTCCTCCGTGGGTCTGACACCTCACAGGATAATTTTATTTACTATCTCAATCCTGATGACGACACAATCACAGCATTTCAATTTGCAGCCGAATATAAGCTGGCAGCATTGACACCGATTACCTTCAATCAAGGCATACAATTGATTGATATAGCCACAATTGATAATTCTATATACATTTTGAAATACTATCCGCTTACTGATCAATTTACGGTTGAACAATTTGATGACAGTATTAGAGTGGATGCTGCATTTGATGCCGCAATGCAATCAAGCGGCCTTGTGACGGGGCTTTCATTGCTGAATGGCTATACTGTGCAAGTAGTATATAAAAATCAAGATTTTGGACAGTATTTAGTTGTTAATGGTCAGATCACAGTGACTAATCCGCAAAGTATCGCTGATACTGTATTGATTGGCATTTTGTATAGTAATAATGTAATCCCTATGTACCCCTTCTCAGGTGCCGCTGAATCGCCCTTTAAAAAGAAAGTCAGCCGTATCTATGTGGACTATTACAACTCGCTCAATTTTTCTGTCAATGGTAATCTTGTACCATATCAGAATTACAAAGATATACAGGCAGGATTGCCATTAATGCCACAGACGAGTACCGCTATTATCACACCCATTTCAGGATGGAATCGATTTGATAATAATGGCACACCTATCATCTCGATTACGCAATCCTCGCCCTTCGATTTGCAAATTTTAGGAATCGGCTATCAGATCGAATCTGAAGTCATATAGGTTATAGGGAGATAACATTATGGGATTGGAGACCGCGGCATTAGTATTGGGTGGCGTCATTGTCGGTGCTGAAGTATTTAAAGCCGAGGAGCAGACTAAAGCGGCTAATGCTGAAGAACATGCACTTGATTTGCAAGCTGAAGAAACGCAATTACAGACCCAACAAAAAACATTACAGAATTATTCTGTGATGGAGAAAGTATTAGATGCTCAAACTGCACATATGACCACTACGGGTGCCGCATTCTCATCACCTAGTTATAACGCCATTCAACGTAATACTTTAAATATCGGTGCCAAAAAGGAACGCAATACAGAAATTGAAGGCGGTCTTGAGGAAGAAAATATCAAGATTGAAAAAGAAAATGTACAGAATAAATTATATGCAGAATTATTTGGTGATGTCGCTGATACCGCCGGTAAAGCATTTTCTGTTTATTCAGCCGCGCCAAGCAAGGGGTAATACATTATGGCTGAGATACCTACATTAAATGATGACTCTCCTGTTTTAAACACCGTTAAAATTAATAGTACAGCGGAAGGATATGAAGCGTTTGCAAAGACGCTTGGACAACTTGCAACGACTGCAACCGATACAGCAACCGAGATTGAAAAAGATCAATCACAAACAATGTATATTAACTCCGTTGCGAATGTTGAGCAGTTAAAAACGACCGCTAGAATGAGAATGCTTGAACATCCTGATCAAGCACCAAAGATTGCAGATCAAAATGATGATGCGCTCGATATTATAAAGAAAAATGCATTCGTTAATAATAAAGATCGTGCAAGATTAAATGCCTATATTAGCGGTGCTAGTGATGATGTCGCATTAGAGGCTACCAAAACTGAAGTGGAACAGAGGCAATTAGAGGCTGCTACCACGCACTATACTAACTGGCCTGATCAACTCAAAGCCTATGCACAAGCCAATATCACGGATCACGAGCAAGCAGAACATTTAAAAGAAGCCATGATCGCTTCACTGCATGGCCTTGTGATGTCACGTGCAATTACTCCTTATCAAATGGCAAGTGGATTAAAGGATATGGATGCAGCCGTTGATGCTGCAAGAGATACTTATGAAGTTTATGGTAATCCTGATTCAACTGCAAAAGACTATCATACGGTGGCGGCTAACCCACTTAATGAAGGGCAAGATAAAACAGCCGCGCCCATTAATGAATCAACGAAATGGCTGACCGATTATCATAATAATGATCTTTCATTTCAGAGTGTGCGTTCAGATATTTACAATAGACAGCTTCCTAATCCGCTCGCATTTAGTCGATTGGAGCCTGCACAAAGAAAGCAAGCAATACAGGAAATTCATGGTGTGCAAGCTGCCGATGGATTGATTAATTCTGGTGAGCCATTTCCTGCGATTGAGCATCTTTACAATACGTTAGATCGAAAAGGTGAAGTATTAAATTACCGTGATGACGCCCTTAAACATGCATTGGGTGGCTATATCAATAAATTAAAAAATGGCAATTATTTAGATGTAATGGCTCAAACACCGCAGGGTGATGCTATTATGAAAAAATTTGTCATGCAAAATACGGCTATTAAAAATTCATCGATTAGTAATGAACAAAAGAACCAGCAAATTTTGCAGAATAAAAATGATCTCGTTAATAATTCGGTCTCTTATGCGGAAGGTCATCATATTCCAAATCAATATGTACAACCTATACCACAAAATGATGTTTCAATTGTTGAGAACTCATTCATTAAGGGGAATGACCCTAAGAATGCTTTAACTATTATGGGGCAATATACTAAACAAAATAAAACCTATGTAGCTAATGCTTTGAAAAATCCAGATCAAAGAATAGTGATGCAAGCATTAGCTTTTGCGCCGCCCACTATAAAACCTCAAGATCAATTAGATTTCATTGCAGCAAATCAAACAGGCGAAGATAAACAAGGTCAACCCAATGATAAGGGGCGTACCTATGAGCTTGATCATGATAAACGCATCCATGATGCCAAGGTTAAGATTGCCGCTAATCTTGATACACAAATGCGATTTATTAGTCAAAATTATGATCCTGAATCAGCGCAGATTTTGCAGAACTCAATGATTAATACAGCCACCAATTATGTGAAATATCAGGCTCAGAAAGATAATAATATATTATCAACGGGTAGCTGGTCGCCTTATATAGATAAGGCAACACAGATGTACTCGCAATCCTTCGCGCCCATGACTGGATTAAATTATTCTATTAATCCTCAGCAACTCCCTATGCCCATGAGCAAAGGACAGCTTGATGTTGTCTCAAATTATGTCGTGGGCGAAGGTTACAAGAAATTAAAGACTGGACGATCTGATACAGAATATATGGCAGCAACGGATCGCAATCCGTTAAGGATGATTTTATCACCCACGAATCAATTTCAAGCCGTGGATGGCAATGGTCAGGTTTATTTTAGTACGCCAATTTCTGAGCGTTTAGTTCCTTATGCACAAAAAGTACAGAAAGAACATTTAGAGGCCGTTAAGAAATCAAATCAGCCATTGATAGAAAAGGCAAAGGCGAGAGAGGAAGCTTATGCTAACGCGCCGTAATACAGATGATCCAGCACAGCAAGGTTCACAATCTGAATATTATGCTAATTCGCTTTTACAAAAGCCCGGCTATTTCCATTCAGCCTTTGATAATCTAGCCGCTGGGTTTGCAACCCCTCCGGCGGCAGCGGCTATTCTTGATAAGCAATACGCTCAATCCCCTGAAGGGCAAGCTATGACAAGCGCGCTCTCTGCGGTTGAACTTGAAAATGAAACGCCCGGTCTTGGCTGGCCTCAGAAAGCAACCAATACAGTCGCGAATATGGTAGGTTATGCGCTTAATCCGATGACTTATTTATTGGGTGGCGTGGGTGGGCTTGCGGCACGAGGTGTTGTAAGTGCGGCAGCGAAGATTGCACCAGATGCGGCCTCAATCTTTATGCGAAAGCCTATTAAGGATTTACTTGGTCAATCCATTGGAAAATATATACCATCCATGGTTGGTAAAGAAGGGGCTGAGGAGCCGCTTTCAGCCAGTTTAATTGCCGATAAATCACTGCACGCATTCGGTAATTTTGCAGGGTTTAGCGTACCGCAGGCAATCGTTGATAATTATGAGCAAGATACTAGCCATATTAAATGGGGTGGTGTTGCTCGTGAAGCGGGTGAAATGGGCGCATTGGGTATTGCCATTGGATCGTTATCGTTTGCTTGGGGCGTCGTACGTGGAAAACTTAATCGAGGGTTGGGAAAAGAGGCGTCAGATGAGATTAACGAATCTATCGTACAGGATGGAGTAGATAAAGGTCATATTACACCCGATGAAGCCAATTGGTATGAAGAACTTAAAAAACTAGAGAAAGACCCTTCAAATAAAGAACTGTATGATTCTGTTGAGAGAAAAGGAACTGAAATAATAAATAAAAATGGTCATACTGCGAGTACCGTAACTAATGAAGCCCTTTTTGAGATACTAACGCCTGAGAATATGAAAAATCTTCAGGGTGTTATTGCAGATCAGCTTGCGGGTGATGTGCCAGAGCGTTATAAAACCGCATTATCTGACTTTATCGTTCATAACCGACTAGATGAAATTCGACAAAATCCAAAAGACTTGGACGGTGTTCGGGGCTATGTGGACTTTATTAATCAAAAGCTTGAGGCTATGCCATCCAAGATAGCAGAAGCGGACAAGATTTTGGATGATTATTTAGAGAAAGGCGTTAAAGAAAATATGCCTTTATCTCAGAAAGAGTTATTTAAAAAATTGAAAGGCTCCGATCTTGCGGCGCATGTTACTCATTTACCTTTGAGTGTACCTGAAAATGTGATCGCTCATCTTAAACAATTAGGTGAGATAAAACGTATAGAGCGTTTGAATAACCAAATTTTTAAGGATTATGAGAAAACAGGTAATCCAAAAAATATTGAACGAATGAAACAAAATGAAGCAAAAATTAAAGAGCTTCAGGAAAATTTAACGCCTATATTATCTGCCAAAGAAGAGCTGTTGCAATTAAGAAAAACCTTACTCGCAGAGAAGGGTCTTCCTGCCAATTGGGAATACTCGCCCTCATATCATCGATTAATCGATCTATCCGCCGTTTCGCATAATGCTCGAACCCTTCTGGACAGGGTTCATTTAGAGCATGAATATAATCGTCAAACTGCATTCCGTGACCTCTCGGCTCATATATTAAAGGTTGCTGATTCTGACATGGGGCGCTTGGCAAAGCCAGATAGCGTTATCGATTATATGAAAAGCAGAATTGAGGGTAAACTGCAAAAAATAGAACCTATCAGTGAGACTGAAAAGATTTTAAGTGAGCAACAAAAAGTACCAACAGATGCCGATGCCATTTTAAATGAGCAAGAATTACAAATACAAAATACTAAGGCTGAAACTGCCAAAGAGGAATTTGTTAACTCAACAGACAAATTCAAAGAATTTAAACAATCAGAAAGCATATTTAAAAACTTTATTTCATGCGTCATAGGGGGATTAAGTGGCCAAGGTAAGTAAAGAGTGTATTGATGAAGCATTGGCGGCATTAAGAAATTTTAGCCGAGACGAGCTAGAGGAATATGCTAGAGATGTGTTTGTGCGTGCCAAAAGTTTTGATAACGTACAAAATGCTCGCGCTTTTGATCGCGCCATGAAAGAAATTAATGATGAGCGTGCCAAATCTTATTTTGAAGATGCCACGATCAAAGCTAATAATGTGATGAAGTTTGAGAAAAATGCTAACGCCATTAAATCGGGCAAGCAAGATTTTAGGGGATTGCTGGCTGCTCGTGGTAAGTTTTTGGCTAATAATGTCTCGATGGCGCAGAAAGCAGAGTTTGAAAAAATAATCCGTCAGGTGCTAGGTGATCTAAGTCATGAGGAAGTTGAGCATTGGACGTCAGGCCAGTTTGACGAAAATATTACTGATATCCATGATGGTAAAACCATAAATGATCCCATTAGTAAAAAGATTGCTGAAAAGCTAAAAGATTATTTTATCTTTAGAAATGCACAATTGGTTATATCTAATGCATTGAAGTTTGATGAAATCAATGAAGATCGATTATTTAGGGCAATACATGATCAACAAAAAATTATTAATGGTGCTAAAAGTTTAAAGAAAGCAGCATTAGAGCCAGCCAGTAAAAAATATAGCCTTGAAGGTAATAGGAATGGATGGCGCAATTTTATAAAAAAATTCTTAAACATGGATGATACTTTCAAGCATACCGATGCCGTGGATTTAGATGGTAATCTGGATGAAGCACGAGCCGATGAAATTTTGAACCGAGTATTTAATAATATCACCACAGGTAAATCTAATATATTTACACGCTCTCAGGTCGCTAATGATCGAGAAGCGGTACAGAGAAAATCACGGATGTTTTTCAAGTGGGAGAACATGAGGGCGCAATATGAGTACAATAAAACATTTGGTCGCGGGAACCTGTTTAATATGTTTATGTCTGATGCTAAAGCAACAGCCAATAAGGTTGGTGCCGCAAAGATGTGGGGCGACAATCCATATTCGATGTTTAATGACTTGAGAGCTGTACAGGAATCGGTAGACCCAAAGGGTGCTTTCTGGTGGCATTATACAGACGCCTATTTTAAAGATGTCATGGGTCAGGATAAGGCGAGTATTGCACCTAATTTTAGCAATTTCTTTGCTAATCTTCGCATGATATCAACCATGGCGAGACTACCATTCATTGCGATAGATAGTATTTCAGATATAGGTTATATAGCATCCTTTGCGCAGCGCATGGGTATTAATTATTCTCGTGCGTGGCTTAATCAAATTACCCATATCTTTGATTCATTTCCGAATGATGAAAGAGTACGGATTGCAAAATTGATGAAGACACAGGTTGATTCACATTTAGGCTACATGGGGCGCTGGTCTGATAACAATAGCGCAAGCGATTTACTTGCAAAAATTTCGACTAAGTTTTTTAAAGCCAATAGATTGGAATCATTTGATCGCGGCAATAGGGTTGGTATCATGCACCTTATGGCAAAACATATTGCCGAAAACTCTAATAAAAAAATGGCTGATCTTAATCCTCAATTACAAAAATGGGTTAGTAAATTTCTTGATGAAAAGGAATGGAATTTGCTCAGAAAGAAAAATAAGCAGGGTTTATTTACCACGGATAATGTTGACGATTTAACAAATGATGAAATAAAAGAACACTATGCGTCAACTTCCAAAGATATTCCTTTAAGTGAAGTTAAAGACGATCTATATAGAAAAGTGCATTCCATGTTCACTATTGCTGGTGAAAATGCTGTGCTATCGCCCTCTGAATTTGAACGTGCCTTTTTATGGCATGGAACGCAGGCGGGTACGGTGCCGGGTGAATTTTGGAGGACAGTGACGCACTTTAAAATGTATGCGCTGGCCTATATAGATCGAGCCTTGGTGAAAGGTTTCCAAGAATCAGATGGCGCGACTCAAAAAATAAAGTGGGCGGCCTCAATGTTGATGGGTACTATTCCGCTATCCATCCTCTCTACATATTTCCATAATTTATCTCAGGGTTTATCCATGCCAGATTGGGATCAAATGAATATACCTGAGAGATCAAAATATTTACTAACCATTTTAGCGCCGAGTCTCGCTATCTTTGCGGGCATTCTTGACCCTCGGAATCAGAACTCAAGTGGCGTATTTAGTTTGCTAGGATCACCCTCCACAAGCTTGATAGGGAATGCTATGTTTTCACCTATAGCCTTATTTGAGGGCAACCCCAAACATGCTGGTAAACTATTGGCAAATGCCGCAAACTATATTTTTCCAATTCAAACACTGCCCGGTATATCACCATTTATACGACAGGCATTAGGAGACGAGGCACATTTAGAGCCGGGTCAAACACATTACTTTGGTCAATAGGGAAATTAACCATGCCAACAATACCGCAGCAACAAACAATTGTTCAATATATAGCGAACTCCTCGCAAACCCAATATACGTTTGCTTTTTATGCATTCAATCAGGCAAATATTAATGTGTATTATCAGGCAGCGAATGCTACGCCTATTCCGTCAGCCGATATTTTAACATTGGGTTCGCAATATACAGTTACATTTAACTCAGACCCAACGACTGGCGGTTATATTACATTATTGTTTACGCCAACATCCGGTTACTATTTAACGATTGCATTAAATTTAATCCCAACGCTCAATACTAATTTTGCAAATGCGCAGAATTTTAATGGTGCGAATCTCGATGCAGCACTCGATTATTTATTAATGCTCTGTCAGCAAAATTTAAACTATGCGTTACAGCGTAATTTATCGTATGTCATTAATACTTATTTGCCGAATGCGGTGCCTTATACGCAGTTACCACCTTTACCACAGAATTACGTTTGGATGGGTAGTGGAAGTGGCGTGGTTGCGGCACAAATTGCAACGATACCGAGTGCGAGTGTATTGCAATCTTTATTAGCTAATAATTCACCCGGTACGGATGGTGCTAGACTCGTCGGCTATTATGATACGTTGACATCGAGCGCAACCACTGTACATGCATTCCTTGCATTACTTTCACAATTTATGGCGACAACGAATGTGCAAAGCTATTCTGCAAATGATACGGGTACTGCAAATGCACTTGCTATTGCGGTAACGGCGTCTGGATTTGCATTAGCAAAATTTCAAGTATTTCTAGTGGATGCACTACATACTATTACAGGGGCATCTACGATTGCAATTAATGGTGGATCGCCTATTACCATTGTAGATGGTTTAGGAAATGCGACGACTAATAATATGATTGTGGCAGGGCAAATGTGTCTCTTTGTTTATGATGGCACGAATATGCAGCTTGTTAATCCAAATAAAATATTGTTTGGCGGCAGTATGTATATGGGAAACAGTCAATCTATTCCAGGAAATACAACAATACTTATTGCATTTAGTACAGCTAATATTAATCCGGTAGGTATTGTTAATGCGGGCGCTAATGGATTTACTATTAATAAAGCGGGTTATTATCGAGTAAATTGTAATGTGTATGCTCAACCTAGGCAAACGACAGGTGAATGCTGGATTGATCTTCATAAAAACACAGTTACTCTACTTGAACGATTAGCGGGCGCTAGTTATAACGCAGTTGATATTGTACTTTCTGGTTCGACTATTATTCAATGTTCTGTCAATGATCTCATTACAGTTGTATTTGGAAATGGTAATTCAAATGCAATTACAATTGGCAATGCATCATCCTATTTAACCAATTTTGATATTGAATATTTAGGAAGCTAATAGAGGATGAAGAGCCGTCTTTTAAAGGACATAAAAGGGTTAGCGGATGAAATTGCTATTATGGGTTTTAGCATTGAAGAATCTTATTATGAGAAATTTCACGATAAAGAATTTAATCTTTATTTGAAGATGCAAAAAGAAGGTTTAATTAAAATACCGACTATTCCCTTGCGGCCTTATCAGGTTGATTTGCAGCAAGTGCTTTTTAGTGGTAAATCAAAACGTATATTAGTTGAATGGCCTAGACGTGCTGGTAAAGAGGTTGTTTCATGGAATATTTTAGTCCATGCAGCAATCATTGATCCGGGTATGTATATCATCACATACCCTACCAATGTGCGCGCTCGAAAAATTCTTTGGCAAGGTGCGGCACTCATTAATGGTATCAGCACTCGCTTTCTTGACATGATTCCAAAAAAGTTATTAGCTAGAAAACCCAATGACTCTGAAATGACAATTGAGCTTGTGAATGGCTCTATGATTTGGGTGGTGGGGTGCGATATTGATCCAGAAAAATTACGCGGTACTAATCCTCGTGGTATGGTCTTATCTGAATTGGCCTATTCAGATCCACGTGTACTATATAGTATGTTGCCAGTGTTTAGGCAAAATGGTGGTTGGTTATTAGGACAATCAACCTATGATGGCATGAATCATTTTTACTGGATGATAAAAAATAACAGAGATAATCCAGCTTGGTATTGCAAAGAAGAAAGTATTTTGACGTTGGTTGATGAAAATGGAAATCCTTATATTACAGAGGATGATGTTAATGAAGATCGACGAGCGGGGATGCCTGAATATTTAATTCAGCAAGAATATTATGGCAATGTTCAGGTCAATGAGGAAACAAAGTATTTTGCGATAGCGATCAATCATATTTATGAATCGAAACGTATCATAGAAAATCTTTTCTTACCTAATAAAAATGTCTATTCATTTTTTGATATAGGTGTTAATGATTGCGCTGCCATTACCTTGGTACAGTTTGATCGCAAGGCCGGAAAGATGTGGCCTCATGTTATCGGTTACATGGAGAATAATAACCGTGATCTTCGTTTTTACGTGGATGAAATTAGGCGATTTTGCGCTCGCTATAATTTACCCTTTCACTCTCACTTTATACCGCACGATGGAAAGAATCGTTCATTCAATGATGGTCTTAAAACGACAATCGATTATTTGCGAGAGATGGGTGAGACAGGAATTTTTGTGGAACGTCCGTCAAGTCATAAGATTGCAATCGAGGCTATACGGCAAAAGCTTTTCATGACGTCGTTCAATAAGGAAAACACAGGACGTTTAATTGACTGCTTATCGAACTACGGAAAGGAATATGATGATAAGTTAGGCAGATATAAAGATGCGCCCGTACATGATTGGTCGTCGCATGGCGTCAAGAGTTATCAGACAATGGCGCTTGCATTAGAAGCGGATTTAATCGTTGAAACTTGTTATGATGTGATTTATGTACAATAACAACAGGACGTTGTTAGCTATAAACATGGAGGTTGTTAGCTATGATTACGTGGGGATTTGTAGTCAGTTATTCTGATTTAGTCACAATTGGTTCACCTTTTACAATCAATGGCCTTACCCTGACAGCAAGCTATATTTACGTGAGCGGAAACTCCGGCGATATCGTATGGCTTAATGCGTTAGGTGAGCCACAATATCTTGCTAATGCACAATCTGGTCAATTTTACCCTATCGGGGCATCTCAAATTGTAGCATCAGCAACGGTGAATGGATCGTCCAGAACGACGGCTGCGACCAATATGGTTTGGATGGCAAGTCCATCAGCGGCATAAGGAGATGCGACTATGCATTTTTTAAAGCAGCTTGTGAATATCATGTTTCCTATTGTGAATTTCATTAATAGTGGAAGTGAGGATATACCTATAGGATTTAGTCGTGTCATTACCTCAAGAGGGGGTTTTGTCATAACTTCAACGAATGCATTTGTAATAGCAAAAAATTAATCAAGGATTGATTAAATTATCAAGGAGCGATAGACCATGGCTAATGAACGATTATACCAATTTCCCTCGAAAGCATCCCCCGTACCCGCTGATATTATATTCGCTGGTGACTCTGCGGCAGCTTTCAACGAAGTACAGATCACCATTGCTGCATTAATAGGCGCTTATCCTAATTTATTAGGTATTGGTGGCCTGACTCTAGGTGCTAATACTTTCCCCTATTCCAACAACTCCGCTGTGATAAGTGCTGGTTCAATCACGGTATTAGGCGTTGCATTATTGGCTGATACTACAATCGCTGCTATGCAGACTACATTAGGTTATACAGCAACCCCCGCAGCTACTCTGTTTGCTGGATGGGATGCTAATAAAAATATAGCTGCGAATAATATATTAGCTGCTTACGCTACCACTGTGACTGCCGGTGCCACAACGACATTGGTTGTCGGAAGCGCTTATCAGCAATTTTTCACAGGTTCCACAACGCAGACAGTATTATTACCAGTGACATCAACATTAGCGCTTGGACAAGCATTCTACATCGTCAATAATTCATCCGGTGCGGTAACTGTACAATCATCGGGTGGAAATAATATACAAGTGATGGCGGCTAATACCACATTATTAGTGACCTGTATTTTAACCAGCGGTACAACTGCTGCATCTTGGTACGCTGACTATAATTTCCAAACAGCCCTTACATTGCCAATTTCAATTGCGAATGGTGGTACAGGCGTATCATCAGTGACAGTGGCACCGGCTGCTACAGCATGGGCTGGATGGGATGCAAATAAAAATTTATCAGCTAATAATTTTAATCCAGCTTATGCAACTACTGCAACCGCAGGCGCAACTACTACTTTGGTTGTCGGTAGCGCTTATTATCAATTCTTTACTGGATCAACAACACAAACTGTTTTGATGCCTGTGACTTCAACACTTGCACAAGGACAAAGTTTCTACATTGTTAATAATTCAAGCGGCGTTGTAACAGTGCAATCATCCGGTGCTAATACTATTATTGCTATGGCTGGCAATACAACTGCATTGCTAACCTGTATTTTAACCAGTGGTACTACAGCGGCCTCATGGAATGCTGATTATGTACAATCTGGTCTCTCATTACCTGTTTCATTGGCGAATGGCGGAACCGGACAAAGTTTAAGCTCTGTTAATAGTGCTGTATTTAGCACGACAAGTGGTGGCGCTGCACAGTTAAGTACAGTCTTGCCAACGGGTCTGACTGGCTATGCATTAGCGAATCTGAGTGATACAGCATGGACAGATATGTCAGGCACAATCGGTGTAACAGGATTTGTTGCACCTACAGTGACAGTGGCAAAATATAAAAAGATAGGAAAAACATTATTTTTTAATATTCAAATTACAGGAACAAGCAATGCAAATACTTTTACAATAACTAGTTTACCGGCAACGTGTGCAACAACAGTGATAGGTGGATTAGGAAATGCGACTGATAATAGTTCATCGACCTACCAAGCTAATTGGACGATGGCTGCAACAGGAACGACTATTGTCATGGCGAATGGTAATAATCCAGCAGGATGGACAAACTCAGGTCTTAAAGCAGCAAATTTCCAAGGCTTTTATGAAACGACCTAACCAGCAGGGAAATTATAGATACCGCTGCAATGGCCTAAGATAAGGCAAAGGATCATTAAAGCAAGAATGGTTAAAATATCTTTCATTGAGTAACCCAAAAAAAACTTGCGCCCGTCCGACCATGGAGGGCGCAAGCAATTTCGCAGTTTAAATAAATGGAATGTCATCGTCAAACGGTTTTCCAGCATCGAAATTATTAGAAACCATTTGAAGCTTTGGTTTAATATAATCGACTACTGCGTTGATTTTTTTAACTTCGCCGGTCTTCTGATCTGTAAAATCTTGCATTGCAAGCTTCACCACGCCATGTTTACCCGCGAAATCATACGCCTCTAATACGCCCGCTTCGTACTTATCAAGCAGATTACAGGTCGCTGCAAAGTGACGAAGCTTAAAGCCCATAGGGTCTTCATCCGGCACAATCAAAACCCAATCCTTAACAGCGCGCTCCCCGCCTGTTGGAATGATAATTTTAAGAGTGATGGCTAACATATCGTATATTTTTTTCACGTTTCCATTTTTATCAATGCCGCCTTTGCTCTTCGTCTGCGCGACCTCTGAGACATAGAACTCATGCTCGCCCGCGGGCAAGCATCGTAGGCGATCAATATCAGCTTCGGTTAACGGTTTGTAGGGTAAAGCCATTTTTATTTCTCCTTGATTTAATTGAACTAGACTTAAATTTTATCAGTTAATATTTCCAGTTTTGTTTTTTGCTGGACGCTTGCACCCGGAATTTGCACGCCAGTTTTTAACACTTCCTCCTTGATTGCATTCTTGTCAGCCTTGACCTCTGTTTTAACTATTTCCCGTGTCCTCATGTATTTTTCTGGTATTAAACTTTCGTCAAATATATCAGTCGAATAGGGGTTTTTCTTTAAGCGGATTGTGAAGAGCGGGCATTTCACTTCTGTAATCTGCAAGCGTTCCATGTTGGATCGTAAATAGTTTTCCCATTTAGTAATTTCCTTATCGTATGCGGCCTCACGCTTTAATAATTCAGCTTTTAGATGTTCGACCTCGCGCTTATTGGCACGCATATTGTTAATCCACTGAGTAACAGCGATACACTTTTTCTCGGCGGATGGCTCAAGCGCATCAATCTGCGCTTGAATTTCCATGTTAATTTCACCCGTCTCAGGATCATAGAGTTGGTTAAAAAGCATTTGATATTCTGATGCTATTTTGTATAGGCTTAAATTTTGTGTGCTAATCATATTGCGATATCCTCATTATAGTATGCGTTCATTTTTTGTTTAACAAAGTAAAGATCATTAGGTATATTGCGCTCCTCAAACATCCCCATTGGAGATTTTGCAATATGTCGCGCATCACCTTGAGTGATGAAGTTATAGGTGCCATTCATAAGCTCGGTTTGTAAGACCATGGCATACATACCCTCAATCGTTATCTTTTCATCCAGCATCTTGCCGATAGTCTTAATCTTCATTTTTCCAGACTCATTCGGTTCTGAGTGGGTTAAAATGAAAATATCCAGATCGTCGCGCAGAGTGGGTAAGAACTTTAAAAGGTCATGTGCGTGCTGGCCAATTTCTGAAAACTTGTCATAACCTCGCTCTTTGGCGCGAGCCATGAACTCGTGAGCCATGAGATATTGAAAATCATCTATAATAAGCGTCTTAATTTCTGGACGCTTAAGGTTGAGTTTTCCAATGACCAAGCGAATATGATCATAGTTATCTGAGGCATAATAATTACCCGCTGCGCCATCGGATGAGACCATCGTATAAGCTTTCTTGTAACCCCTAAAGGGTAGTGGCTTATTTAAAACATTGATGATAAATGTTTCTTTAGGGTCTAAGTTTCTGATAGACGTACTTTTCCCTGTGCCTGACTCTCCCATGATGATTGATGTGTTAGACATACATACCCCCGATCATTCCAATAACAAACATTAATAACGTCCATTCAATAAAAACAATGACGTCCTTTCTGTGCATTGATACTACGTTGAAGCTCAAACGCTCTTTTGCTGAAATAAAATCCTTCATGATAATGATTCCCTGTATCGGTCATAAGCTGCGTCTGGATCACCATACTTTGCGGTATGATCTAACCATTCACGGCGAGATTGTTGATAGTCTCTATAAACATAAGTAAAAAGTGATTTCATCGTATGTTCGTAGTAGTGGAGTGCGCTTGTTTTTATAGCATCGAGAAAGTTTTCACTATTATTGCTAGTGAGATATTTACGAAATGATTCCATCGTTGTATGGCTATCTTCACTAATGAAAGAAAGCTCGTCTATGACTCCGCCCGCTTCATTGAGAAGTGCTGCAAAGCTGAATAGATCGCTTTCTGATAGATCATCAAAAGAATTATATTCGTACTCAATGATGAGATCAGCGACAAAGGTTAGGACTTTTTTGGTTTTGTAATCAGGATGAATGTTATACATAAAAGTCATTCCTTTGACAGTTAGTGTTGTTCTCGTGCGTATCCTCGCACATAGGACAATATACCATTTCATCTTTGATATATCCAAAGGATAACCAAAATTGATTTTCATCCGTCGGCGTTACATTGACAGGTTGATCATTCATAATTATTACCTCTTTACTATTTAATATCGAAATCAAATTGTAAACTAGATATTACTTAATGTCAACTATCGAAAATCAAGAACGTAAATGATTATTTATAATATGGTTGACTTAATGTATATTATTGATATATAAAGCCAACACCAAATAAGGCGGCTAAAATGAAAATAAAAGACACTATAAAGAATTTAAGACTCGCACTTTTATTAGAGCAAAAGGAGTTCGGTGATTTAATCGGCGTCGATAAAAGCTCTATTTGCAATTACGAGCGCGGCATACGTAGCCCTCGCTTACCTATTATTAGAAAAATGCTTGAACTCGCAAAACAACATAAAATTAAAATCACGGTAGATGATTTTTTAAATTAGGAATATAGATGCATGACAAATTGGTTTTATTTTTTCGCAAACATGGGTGTGATGCTTATACTTGGAATAGGTTGTTATTTAATGGGTATGTCTACCGGCATCCGTCAGGCTATCCGATGCGTTTCTCGCTCATTGGAATTTAGAGAAGCTATTCAAAATCCACAAATATCTTGCATGGTCTGTAAGAATAAAAGACCGTGGAATAAAATCGATGTCATCTCTCATGATGTTAGCGGTTATAAAGGATTTGAACAAAGCGGTATGTGTACGATCAATGTAAAATATTGCAACGATCAGCTTCATTGTTTTGAAGTAGCGCATGTTTTAGATAAGTGGAAGGACTGGCCAAAATGAATGAATGCTGCGAGGAGACTTTTCGGCTAGCTTTGGAGCAAGTTTTAATGTCTATTAAGGATAACAAACCCGCGACGATTCATGAGTTAATTCAGGTCTTAGAATATTGTATTGATTTTCTGAAGAAAGCCAAAAAAAAGCCGCGTTAGCGGCCTTTTTTCTTCTTCATTTCTTTCTTAACTTTTTTCACTTTCTTCGCTGCTTTCTTTTCCACTTTTTTCTCTTCTTTCATTTCTGCTTTCTCATGCTTCATTTCCGCTTTCTTTTTCATGACCGTCTTCCCTGTGAGTTAAAAGATTATCATACTGAATTTTGATCAAATTGCTAACATTATTTTCTGGTAAGCGGGTGATTTGAAAGTAGTTGTCTTAATTCGGGGTAGAGCTTACTATTTGAGACAGTCGGTAAGGGGAGGTCTAAAACTCCCCTTCGATGGAAACATCCGTTTTCAGAACTATTAATCCTCTAGGCAAGAGTTATTTTAATGGTTTGATGCGGGATTGCAATCATTAATGTGACTCAGGATGAACATGACAGAGAACAAAAAAGACATTCATATCGTTTTTCAAGTTTTAAACTTTCTCTGTCTTCCTGTTTTAGACGGCCTCAAATTACTTCCGATTGATAAACTTTTACTTTTAGTCTTGGCTAAGCATCAAGGCGTTCGCGGTATATTTCCTTCCACTTCCACATTAGCTAAAGAATTAAACATATCACCGACCTACCTTAAGCGGATTGTTAATCGTTTGGATAAGGCAGGCATCATTGGTGTTGAGCGAAAATTTGGCACTCGGCACCATTATCACCTTTTATTTTTATCCACAGACCGGACAACTACAGTTGACCGGTCAACCACAGTTGACCAGTCAACTACAGTGTACGCAACCGGTCAACCACAGGTTTTAAACCGGTCAACCACAGTTGACACTATCAATAAAGAAGATCAGTTAAGAAGATCAAAACAGAGAGAGAGAGCGCAAAAAGATCGCGCCCCTCTCTCTGCTGATTTTTTTCCTACTGAAAAGACAAAAGCCATTATTGAAGAAATGGGTTATAGCGAAGAGGAAGCCGAAATAATATTTGAAGACTTTATGGATCATTTTTTAGACAGTGACACCGTAAGCAACGCATGGAATAAGAAAGTGATTAAATGGTTCAATAACGAAAAAAGAGAACCTGGCTTTTTGGGTAGCCCTAAGAGCAACGGAAATGGTCATGCTAAAAATGGGTCTACCGGCTCCCTTAAAATCGATACCGTAGCCGATACCTATGTACGAACGGAAGAAAGCGAACGAACCGCGAAGGAAGCACTAGCCAAGATTTTAGGGAACTTGAAGGGAGTAAAACCAAATGGACTTTTGGGTACGTACACCGGAAATGATCGAGTGGATAAAGAAGGAACGTGATTATTTGCTTGGGATCAATGATCTTGATGCTTTGAAGTTATCGGCATCTGAGCGATATCAGCGGAATAAATACTTAGGCGAGATTGAATCGGCTAAGATGCTGGAAGAAACTAGACGCAAGCTTGCATTGTTGCCACCATCAACTAGACCGATTAAAAAACGCTATCAAGGAAAATTTAAACAATCCGATCACAATTCTCAAGGATGAGGAGTTTAATGATGGATCGAAGATGGAAGCCAACGAAAAAGTATTGGAACGCGGTTAACAGCCTTTATGGTCAAACCACTACCCCTGACACCGGTGTCATCGATGTCAGGGGTCAACCTAAACCGAAGAAGAAACGCCAGAATCTTGAACAGCAGCTCCAAATTCAATTCTCCACTTGGTTGAAGAAAAAGAATGTCGTTCACCACCACTCACCCAATGGAGGGCGTAGAGCTTACGTAGAGGGCTGCATATTTAAAGCTATGGGCGTTTCTGCCGGTTTCCCCGACATCTTCATACCCTACAGTCGAAAAGGCTACCACGGGCTTTATTTTGAGTTAAAGGTGGGTAAGGGAACATTGAATGAGAACCAGATATGGTGGCGTGACTTTTTACTGCGACAGGGGAACCAGTGGCACGAAGGGCGAACACTGGATGAATGTATCAGGTTTGTAGAAAGTTACTTCAGGTGATACAGTTTAAGGGTTAATAATAATTACCTTCAAGGAGCTATACCCATGTCCGACAAAGAAATGAACAAATCAATGCCATCCGCAGCGGTGCCACCTAAACCACCCCTGACACCGGCGGCAAACAATATCGGCTACGTCAGTAAAACCCGCGGCTTCCCCGTTGAAGCAGGCCAAACATGGCACGATATGACCATGCAACAGCGTAAACAATGGTTTTATGAACATGAAAACCGCTGGAAGACACGTTTTAGCGCGCAGAATCGCGGTCTTGAAGCAAATTTAAACTGGACGCGTGGTTAATGGATGGACTTTGACCAAATAGAAAAAGCGGAAATAGCGTTTAAAGAGATTCTGGAGGCCAAGGAGCCGTTTATTGAGGTGGCCGGTGATTTAGGCGGGTCAACTCGATTAGGGATATCCTTGCGCTTCCTGCGGTCTTTGCCGGTAGAGACATTGCGTATGGCCGGAATCTTCACTCAACCAGAAGCGCTTCAAATCGAACATCTCAAAGAATTGACGGAAGACCAGATACGCTGGATTTACATGTTAGGTGTCTGGGATTGTCCTTTGCCCTAAAAAATGTCAAACTGATCTCGAATAGATTTTGGCCTTAATCATCACGGAGGATGTAGAAAATGGACGGAATAAGTGTGAATGGTGCTGCAAAGCACGCAGTGTTAAATGACCCCAACCAAGGCGGCGACAAAGCGGCTGAGAGAGGCGGTGCTAACAAAGGGATCGTTGAGCATCCCATGGTGGACAAGATTGACCACGCAGGACATGCCAGCCGAGCTAAGGCTGCTATGGCTGAAATGGGTCATACCAATGTCAGTTACCATAACGGCGGCGAGATGTAGATTCAGACTGTCAAAAAGAAAGGGGCTTAACGCCCCTTTTTTAACTCGTAACATTTTCGATGATATGCTTTCCATCTTTTTAATGGATTATGTTTATCCCATGTCCTTGTAATGTATCCTTTTCGTTTTTGAACTATTTTATTGCATACGCAGCAAAGAGCATTATAGTCATAGTTAATTAGCATGGACTTAAAGTCTTAGATTGATATCCTGTGTAAATATCTAATAATTTACGATTATAATCGACAATCTCGGTCAGCTTATCATCCATGATTGAAAGGTAGGCGTGAATGATTTCTAGTCTATGGCTCAGAAAGTCTGTGCTAATGCATAATTGAAAGGCTAGGCTCACTTGATTTGTTTTGTCGTTTAGCTTGTTTATTAAAAATTCAATTTCGTTTATCATCGATCCAGCTATCATGTTATTACCTCATTAATAATGTTTTAGTCAGCGTTAACAGGATGTTAATGCATCCTGTTAACGTGTTTAGTAATCTTTAAAAATCTTTAAACTCAGGGTGACAACCGCTTTCTTCAATGATTTTTTCAAGATAGGCTAAACGGCCTTTATATCTTATAGTTGCTATTCTAATATCTTCCGCTAATTTTTTTGTTTCTTCATCAATTGAATTAACAAGTTGTTGTAAATGTGACATTCTTAATTTCCTCTTTAATAATTAATAACTTTACAATAGTATACATTATGAAAATCAATGTCAATCACTGTGAATCACTTTCATTGATCAATTCTTTTTCGTGTTCCCACCATGTATCAAAATCGCTAGGTTCTAAATCCGCTTCTAACTGTGCAATGCAATAATCAATATAGGCTGACATTTTATGCTCTCCTCTCAAGCTGGCTATGTGTTTTATTTTTAATGATCTCGCTGCCGTGTGTTTCGCGTATCTTGCTCATATCCCACGTGCCACGGTTAAAGCTTTTATAGTCAGCGGGTCTGAAATGCCACATTTCTTTTTTAGGAGCCCATTTAAAACCAGCCGTTTTTAAAATTTCACGGTGTGGCTTCGTATTGCCTGAAACCCAAACCCATGACCCGCACACTTCAATAGTCAGACCTAAATTTATAATCATTCCTAAAGCGGTATTAATCTCGTCACCGTAATTTTCACTCCCTGCGATATTCTCATTTTTAACGCTACGATCAAATGCGCACCCGTTGCAAACGTCCTCTAGTGCTGCGTATGCTGCATTGATTAGCTTCATCATTTCAAGGCCAGCGGGGTTTTTATCTGGATGATAAGCGGCGCACGCTTTACGATATGCGTATTTGATTGACTCGGATTTTGTTTCAAGGCCAGTGGTTAAGCCTAGAATATGGAGTGCATCGTTATGATTCATTTTCATGTTTAAATCTCTTACTGTGTTAATGAGTTTTCAATAATACACAATAAGAAAACTAATGTCAACTATATTTTATTTATATCTTATTCACGCTATACTTTAACTCTCGCTAACAGGGGAATAATAAAATGTATAAACCAAATGTCGTTGGATTTCACACTACTTTAACGGATGAAGTACGAGAACATATTTTATCGTTTGCAGCACGTGGGCTTGTGATTGGGCAAGTCGCAAGATTATCGCGTACACCACGCGAAACATTAAGAAGATGGTTAAAAAAGGGCGAAGAAGAAGCAAATTTAGGAAACAGCACAATATATTCACAACTTTGGGTGGAATTTGAAGAAAGGCGCGGAGACGAGATTGATAAAATGCTACAGGATGTGAAAGCTAGAAAAACAAACTGGCAAGCATCGTGGGAATTGTTGCGCTCTGTAGCGCGTGAAGATTTTGGGATGGATAGTTACGAGTTTAAAGAACTGCTTGATATGTATTTAAAATTGAGAGAAGATTTCAAACGGTTAAAGGATAAACCATTGCAAGGAACGGAGCATGTCAAGGAATTGGATAGCGTCGGCAACTGCCAATAATAAAGGTTCGTTGCGCAAGGAACTTGGAGCAAAAAAGGGTAAACCCATCTCTTCTAAGAAACTCGATGTAGCAGCTAAAAAAGCCGGAAAAATTGGTAAACGAGCGCGCCTTGCAAAAACATTACGAAAGATAAACAAAAAGAAATGATTTCTTTAATTTAACTCTATGGAGAGACAAGCATGACAGAAATAGTGGATTCCTCGGTATCGTCAAAAATTGATGAATTAATGCGGTCAGCACCACCTGAAGTAAAAATCGTTGATGCCGCAACACTCGGCGATCAATCATTACCGCCTCAGTTTACACCCCAACAAATCCAGCACATTAAAATGTCGCTCATTGAAAAGCTTCAGAAACAATACGTTGATTTCTTAAATAGTATTGCGCATTTCCCATGCTATCGAGAAGGACAACTGGAAGCATTCAAACACTTTGATACAGGGTTTCTATGGTACAAATCAGCAATTGAGAACCTTGTGATTGCGCCTATTGATCCTAATGCAGCACAAGCACCCGCACCCGTAGCACCACAACAACCTGACGCGCCTGAAGCTGCCTAATAAGGCTAAGGATTAACATGACCAACTATCAACCGCAAATTGATGCGCTATTTGAGCGTCTGCAAACTCTTGAGCAAGGCATTCAAACTACTGCGCATGGCTATCGTTGGAAATTCTGCCCTGAAGACGTAATTGATCGTTTGAATAAGCTTGAGAACATGGTATTTCATAAGGCAGCGCCGCCCACATTAGCCGTTAGAAAAATGAATCTAAACGATAAGATTCGCAATCTAAAGGCTCAGATTGAATTGCTATACGAAGAGATTGCTAACTGTGAGAAGCAATACAATGAAATTCACGAATAGCTTATACAGAAAGTCACCATTGGAACGAGAGATTGTGAAAATGATCTTTAAATTCTTAGAGCGCAAGCCTAATTCGGATCAATGGTGGCATTATAAAGGAGAGTTTAACTATGACGGCAAAGACTACGTGCTAGAGGTTGATGCGCGTATGGATAATCAGATGTTAACGTATCGTAATATGTTCATTGAATTTAAACAGGTCACAATTGATCTGGATGAAATGGCAGCGAGAGGACTATTAAATTAAAAGGCGGAGACTATGGACGTGACAATTGAAATTAAAGATCATTATACAGAGTCTAAGGTTGAATTAGAAAATATAGAGCAGGATGATGAATATATTCTAATAACGCTAACATTTCATAATCAGGATATTTTTATGACTGCTAAAGTTTCAATCGAAGAATTAAAACACGCTATCCGTAAACTATCAGCGAGATAGTTATGAATGAGTCAGTAAGATGCGAAGTATGCGGATTAGAGATTAAAGGTTATTTAGGGCTTGATGTAGATTTTAAGCAACTAGATATAGATGAGCAAATATTTCCTGCGATATTGCATCCTAAGTGCTATCGGGAAATAAGCGAAAAAGCATGGGCTTATGATAATTTAGGATAAGGAGATTTATGCCATTAAAGAAAGGGAAGTCGAAAAAAGTAATTAGCGATAACATACGCGCTGAACGCAATGCGGGTAAGCCAGAAGCTCAGGCGGTAGCGATTGCATTATCTAAAGCAGGGAAGGCAAAGGGTAAAAAGAAAAGGAGTAAAAAATAATGTTAGGAAGACAAGATAATATATGTTTGCCGACTTATGCAGATGAAGCCACTAAGTTAAAGTACCAAAGATGTATGTTTGCTGACATGAAGTTAGCAATAGATTATCTAAAAGAATTTAACGACAAGTTAAATCAATTACATCCCGATATTCTTTATAAAATTAAACAAATATTTTAAGGATAAAATATGAAAACAATTAATTTCAGCGGTATGACATGCGATCAATTAGAAAAGATGTACAAGAAACTCGAATCATTCAAGCGTGAGTTCATCAAGCAATACAATACCGTATTATGCGTGATCAATGATGAAAAGGTGAATGAGAAGTTAGAACAGATTAATACCGAACTTGAAAACGCATTTAATGACGAGATAAAGAAAAGTAATGCTGCATGGACTAATCACATGAATAGAGTGCAGAGTATATTATGGAAGTCATTATGATTGCTAGAATAGTATTAAAAAGTTTTTATAGTTTATTAGTTAAGATATTAATACTCATTTGCTTAATGGAAAGTGTTGTATTACTTAATGAGCTATTAGAATTAGTTCGTAGAATAATTGTATGAAACAACAAGAACAGATAGTGCATAGTTATTACGGGTCATGGAAGATCGGCGAGAAAATTAAAACAGGAGTTCACTATCTCATGTTGGATGAACATATTAAGAAGACCGTAAACGCTGAGAAAGACAAGCTGGCAGTTGAGATTCAGACTATACTTAAAACCTATAGTGATAAGATCGCATCGATTGATAAACGTGTTTCAGAGTATTTTCAGTTCTTAGGACAATTGATCGAACTCAATAGCCTTAAGATGCCCATTAAAGGAAAAGGAAAGGCCAAGAAGAAGGAAGCCAAGAAATGAACGAAGAAATACAGAACATTTTAATCATTGATACAGAGACCACAGGGCTTCATCCGGATAAAGGCGCAAAGTTAATCGAGATTGGTGCGCTGTTATACAATATCAAGCATAAGAAAGTACTGCAAACCTTCTCAACATTTCTACCGTGTGAAGAAAATCCCGTCCAAGATATTAATAATATCGATCCAGCATGGACGCAGATTGTGACGCCTATTGTGCCAGCCTTAGACTTTCTTGATAAGATGGCCTTTAATGCGGATTATCTAGTCGCCCATAATGCTCAATTCGACAAGAAGTTTATAGAACATGCCTATCCTTTGGGCGACATCTTGCATTCTACATGGGTCTGTACCAAGAATGATTTTAAATGGCCTGTGACGCTGTATCGGAATCGGCTATCAGATATCTGCGAGGCCATGGGCGTACCTTACGTCAATGCGCATAGAGCGCTCAATGATTGCGCATTTATTGCTTCATGCTTTGATAAGATTCACGACCTTGAGCAACGATTTGAAAGTGCAGCAAAATCAGCTATGATGTCGTCAAATAAATTTAGGTAAAGATTTATAGCAATCGTACCTCAGTTGGTTAGAGGAGGTGTTCAGCTTAAAACGCTAGCGCCAAGTCGTTGGTTCGAGTCCAACCGATTGCGCTGATTTATGGGAATCAGGTACAGTCAGCCTACACTCTGCAAAGAGTTCCAGTAGGTGGAAGCCATCGGCGAAGTGGTTGATTCCCTCTCGATTTATGGCTATCCGAAAACTCTATGTAGACTTAGGGAAGATAGGCCACCATATTGTTAAGCTCAACAAAAAGGTAGTTATTAAATGGATAATGAGCAAGCTGCTAGAGAGATAGTTAAGATACTTAAAAAGCCATTAATTGAATATATTGATTTAATCATAGAGCAAAGATGTGTGATTACTATCGCAAAAGTATTAGAAATAATGAAAGAAAAAAATAATAAAAAGGAATAATTAAAATGCGGTCAATGACAGTTTTACTATTTTTCTTATCCATAGCTAGTTCATGCGCAATCTGCATCGTGATAGGCCATTGTATTTATATTTATACTGGAAGTTTAATTTACTCATGCATGTTTAATTTTTCATTTAGTTTTCTTTCAGGGTTAATTGTTAGCCAGTATGTGATTGATAGATTTGTACGGCCTATTTTCTCTTTAACAAGGTAGATGTAAACATGGTAGATAAATCTATTACACTCACGGCTGGTGACTGGCAAATTGAGGGTAATGCCGAAGAGGGTATTACCAAAGTGATGCCTATGCCTCCGTTAGAGGGTAAAGGTTTAAACGCGGGTGAATATGATTTTATCATTGACAGTTTAATAGGTGAGTACGCAACGATTCATGGTGGAAAAAATTTAGTTATAAGAATCTCCTTGAACCGCAAAACGACATGGGAAGAAATACTAAAGGCTATACCGAAAGGTAGCTTGGTAAAAAGTTATAGAAGGGTAAGATAAGATGAGTATAGTTCACGATGATGATTTGCCAGCGGGAATGAAAGAGCGTCAAAAGATAGCACACGAAATTGCGAAACAATCCTGTGAGCAAGTATGGAATATTGCAATTGATGCAGAACAAAAAATTGGTTTGCAAGTATCAGGTAACGAAGCTCTATCCTATATGGGAACAATTTTACAAGATTTTGCTGCTCGATGGATTATATTAATGGATGATATTAGAAGAGCCGACCATTCAATAGTTGAAAGAGAAGATTTAATTAAAAACGTAATAAATGGAATTTTGGCATCTATAGGGGCTTCCGCTACTTTTGAGAAAGAGGCTCCGCTACCATATGGTATAAAACGATTATGAAATTTAAAAAAAGAATAGCAATAAGACCAGCATATGATAAACGTGATTCTAATCCAAAGAAAAATTATGGAATTCATGGATGTGATATGCTTTTTACATTAATTGGTGAAAAAGG